AGGGTGTAGCCTTAAACGACCAAAATCACCTTCAAATACGTCAATTGCATTAATGTAACGACGAGAAGCTGCATCTTGGCTGAATGTTTTAATAGCGTTTGCTTGAGTATTGACTACATCTCCAGAGGCAAGGTCGGAACCCGCTGCTTGAAAAGTGCTTCTATCTATAACATTATTAGATACACTTTGTGTGAAGTTAGTAAATACTCGCTTCAATGTAGGCCCACAAACTAGATCGTAATCACGAATAGATCCGGTAGTATTGTAGATGCTTTTCAACAAGTCTTGTACTTTAGCTTCAGTGAGCGCAGCCGTAGCAGTTGTGTCAATAGAAGCCGCAGGAGTTCGATACCCATCAGGAACAACTACATCGTCAGTTGTAGCGTGCGCTGTTCCAGCGGCAGTAATGTAACTACCCAACGCTTTAGTCATGTAAGGATTCTGTGCGCTTTCAACGTCTGCATCAGCATTCCCTAAGAAACAATATTCCATGTCTCTTTTAATTTCGACTAGCTTCTTAGCAATACCGTTAGCTAATTCTGATTTAATTCCAGCAACTATCTGAATCTCGTTTGCAAGATTAGATATGCGAAATGATCTGCGGAAAATTTGCACATAGTTTTGCATTAACGCACGGTCTTTAGCCGGGTTAACGTAATCGCCTGTGACGACATCCACACCTTCAAACACACCAGCACCCGAAGGGCTGTCGTATTTATCCATCTGCCAACCCATTACAACATTGCCGGGCTTCTTGCCTTTCTTCGCTAGGGAAGTAAAAACAGTACTTTTTGCATCGACATTGCTGATTAAATCGGACAGATCCTCTCTACCACCGGAAGCACTGTAGTCTTGACCAGTGACGCTGTATCCTTTTTCTAAAAGAAGTGCCATTTGATTTTATCTTTCTTATGTTTGGGTATCTATATACCCGTTGTTATAAATAATCGTTTAAGATTACATTTGCTAAAGAAGATTCATCTCTTTGTGAACTAAAAGATTTTCTAGCAGAAGCTGAACGGGCGGCAGCGGGTTTTGGTTTCGCTGGCGCAGCAGTTGGAGCCGCTGGTTGAGCAGGAGCTTTAGCTTTAGGTTTAGTAGAATTAGCTTTAGGTGAACTTACCATCTCGCGATACGCTTGTAATCCAAGTTGGTAAATACTGACATCGGCCTTCCATGTTGGATTGGTTTTGATTTCTGGACGATTCTTGAGGATTTCCATCGCTTCTT